TGATTGATGTAATTGAACAAGGCTCACCAACTTATATGTTGATTGCTAACACATTCAACGGAAGAGCCATCGGTCACTTCAATCAATACAAAGATGGTACCGAAGTGTATGATGGAAAACAAATGGGAAGATTGTTCGCAAAAACACTCAGAAAATATGGTTATAAAACAGTTAATACCGCTTGTTGGAATAGTAGACCAGCTTTTTGGCAGAGAGAAAGTAGTTGTTTTTTAACAACAGATATCAAATAATACTTGACAATCCCTGTGGTTGTGTTACAATTCATTTATGAAATTTAGGAACACCTATGGAATTCACTCAAGAATCTAAGACTCAACTAGCCAAACTGATGGCTACCGAGAATGTTACTGTAGAACACCGTAAGGTGCAAACTGCATCATTCAATCTAGCTACCCGAATACTTACTCTTCCTATATGGAAAGATATGTCTGGTGATATGTATGACTTGCTGACAGGTCATGAAGTTGGTCACGCACTAGAAACACCAGAAGAAGGTTGGCATAATGCTTTAACTGGAACAGGCAAATTCAATAAAAATTACAAAAACTTCTTGAATGTTGTAGAAGATTCTCGCATTGAAAAGAAAATGAAACGGCGTTTTCCTGGATTAAAACCAGCATTCATTCGTGCTTATAAACAATTAATAGAACAAGATTTTTTTGGCATTAAGAATTATGACATTAATGGATTGTCTTTTATTGACAGGCTGAATCTCTATACTAAAGGAGGAGTTTCATTAGGTATTAATTTTACTGATATAGAATTAAATTTGTTATCTGGCGTAGAAGCCTGTGAAACCTGGAATGATGTTCTAGAAATTACTGAATCTATTTACGAATATTCTAAGGATGAACAACAACAAAATCAAAAAGAAAAATATTACACATTGCAAAACATCGATTTTGATGAATCAGATGAAGATTCGGACTCTGATTTTAAAGATGATTATGTTGAATCCGATGAAGATTTGGACGACAATAATGAATCTGAAGAAGATGGTGTAGATGAAGACGAATCGGAAGAAGATTCATCAGACAATTATAATGAATTTTTACGGGAAAAAGAATCAAAATCCACAACAAGTGAAAATTTTGTACCGTCATGCGAAACTGATGAGTTCTTTAGAAAAAACGAAGCCAAATTACTTTCGGAAAAATCTAAAGAATATGTTTATTTAAATATTCCTACTCCTAATTTATCTGAGATTATTACACCACATAAAATAGTACATGATTTAATGCAAAAGTTTTGGAAAGACTATTATCATTTTAGACCATTATCTAATAGTTTTGGTATTATGCAAGATAAACTATTGAAGGAATTTAAAAGCAAAAACGAACAATATGTGTCTCTACTTGCAAAAGAATTTGAAATGCTTAAGGCTGCTAGAAAATTTGCTAAACAAAAAATTAGCGAAACTGGTGATATTGATGTTAATCGTATTTGCCGATACAAAATTGATGATAACATTTTTAAAAAATCAACATATGTACCTAACGGAAAATCACATGGGTTAATATTATTATTGGACCGTTCTGGTTCTATGTCTAGTAATTTACATGCATCTATTGAACAGGTTATGGTATTAGCTATGTTTTGCCGCAAAGTGAATATTCCTTTTGTATTTTATGGTTTCGGCAATGAAGATAGTGGATTTGGGTATGACCACAATAGAAGCCCAGGTCCCTCTTTTTCTACTAATTCAAATGAAATACGAATGTCTAATGTTTATCTAAGAGAATATTTAAATTCTCAAATGACTGCTACCGAATTTAATTGCGCCTTGAAAAACTTAATTACTTTATCTGAGGCATTCGGTTCAAACAAACGTGGATTAGCTATTCCTTGCCCAAGTAGTGAGCATTTATCTAATACTCCTATGACCGAAGCATTGGTTGCATTAAGACCAATTTTAATGCAATTTAAGAAAAAACACAATATTGATATAGTTAATACTGTTATTATGCATGACGGCGATGCAGATTCTATTCGTACTTATCATACAACTAACACCAATTCTAAAGGAGAAAAATATCAAACTTATGCTCAATTTAGTACGATTCGTGATAATATTGTATTGAGAGATAAAAATAATAAATTTGAAGATATACTCATTGAAGATAAACGAGAGTGTGAAATAAAAAAATCAATATTTAAATGGTATCGTAAAAGTACAGGCACTAAAATAATTGGTTTTTTTATTGCGGGAACTGGTAGTAGTTTGCGTAATGGAATACAAAATCGTTATTATGATGCTGATGGTAAAAGTTTTGCAGAACATAGATGGGTTGCAAATGATATGACTGCTTATGCTAAAACTAAAGAAAAAGTTAGAGAGTTGGCATCAAGAGTTAGAGTGGAAAAATTTCTAGAATCTAATAATGAAGGATATAATAAGTTTTTCATTATACCTGGCGGAGAAGATTTGCTTGTTGAAAATGAATCTCTTCAAATAACTGGTACAGTAACAGCAAGTAAGTTGAAAAGTGCATTCATTAAAATGAATAAAAGAAGACAAATCAGTAGAGTTTTGGTCAATAGATTTATAAAAGAAATTGCCGTATGAACTTTTAATATGTTGTATATTTACAACACTATACTTGACAGAATAGTTTTTCCGTGTTATAATGATATATTGATTAGTTGAAAAGGAATTTAAATTATGCGTACTCCAAATATTACTTCTCGCCAAAAATTTATTACTCTTGCATTGTCAACTGGTAAGAATACTCTTACCCGACAAGAAATTAAATTTATTTGTGATGAAAATAAATTAGGATATCCTCAATGGTTTTTGAATGATACTGCTTACCGAAAATCTCGTGGTGTTTATTCCGTAAGTAATTTACAGAATACTTCCCAAACAGTCAATCTATCTGCTCAAGTTATACCTATGAAAAAAGTAGAAAGTGAACCTATTATTAAAAATAAGATTTCTAATATTACTACAGATTTAGAAATTGGTGATTTGATTCCTAAAGTGTATAAGAATTATGTTCCTTTTGGAAATTTTGAAGACTTGTTATCCGTTGTTCAGAGTAAACAATTTTTTCCAATTTTTATTACTGGTCAATCTGGTAATGGAAAAACAATGTCGGTTGAACAAGCTTGCGCTAAAGCACAAAGAAAATTTGTATGTGTCAGCATGACGCCAGAAACCGATGAGGGCGACCTTTTAGGTAATTATGTTCTAATAAATGGACAAATGGAATGGCGTGATGGTCCTGTAACTACAGCGGCCCGTCAGGGTGCGGTATTGTGTATTGACGAAATTGATTACGGCGCACAAAATCTATCTTGTTTGCAAAGAATTTTAGAAGGCAAACCTTTTCTGCTAAAGAAAAAAGGTGAATTGATTTATCCTGAGAATGGTTTTACTGTTGTTGCTACAGCAAACACAAAGGGTAAAGGTTCTGAAGATGGGCGATATATGTTTACTAATGTATTGAATGAGGCTTTCCTAGAACGATTTTTGAATACATATGAGCAAGAATTTCCTCCTGTAGCAATTGAGAAAAGAATTATCAAAAAAGAATTGACTTCGGTTGGGCGCACCGACGATTCTTTTGCTGACAAACTAGTTGTTTGGGCTGATGTAATACGAAAAACATTCCTTGAAGGCGGTATTGACGAAATCATTTCTACCCGTAGACTTGTGCATATTTGTAAAACATATGGTGTATATGGTGATAAAATGAAATCTATTTCATTATGTCTAAATCGTTTTGATATGGATACCAAATTGTCTTTTCTAGATTTATATTCAAAACTAGAGAATCCAACAGTTGAACCAATTATGCCAATAATGCAAGAATAATTTAATCATTTACCATAAAAAGTATTGACATATGTTTGTTTTTTTGCTATAATGATGAATCTTGAGAAACACCACCTCTCAAGTGTCTTCTAAAGTGTGGTTTTTTTATGGATTTTTATGTCTAAATTGAATGTTAAAGAAAAAATGCTTGCTGTTTTGAGCAAGTCTGAAGGTTACAATACCTTCACTGTGCCTCAAGCACAAGCCCGTTTCGGTATCACAAATGTGGCCGCACGGATTAATGAGTTGCGGGATGAAGGTAATGCTATTTACACCAACAGAAAAACTCTTTCTAATGGTCGCAAAATTTCTTTCTATCGCCTCGGTACTCCTACAAAGAGTATGGTTGCAGAAGGAATTAAATCCCTGCGTTCTAAAGGTCAGAACATTTTTGCCTAATTTTTAGGTAACTTTTGTATAAGTTGTGATATATAATAGTATCACAACTTATTTTTTATGGATTAATTATGGAAATAAAAATAAAATCGGAAGATATGAAGAAGAATAAACTCTTTGTGGCTACACCAATGTACGGTGGTATGGCACATGGAATGTATATGAAATCTTCTTTAGACCTTCAAGGAATAATGTCTAAGTATGGAGTGGAAACTAGATTCTCATTTCTATTTAATGAATCATTAATAACAAGAGCAAGAAATTATTTAGTAGATGAATTTCTGCGTTCAGAATGTACTCATTTACTATTCATAGATTCGGATATACATTACAATCCAGAAGATGTGGTTGCACTTTTGGCATTAGATAAAGATGTTATTGGTGGACCTTATCCTAAAAAATCTATCAACTGGAACAATGTGGCACTCGGAGCCCGTAATCATCCAAATATGGCTCCACATGAATTAGAAGGTCTCGTTGGCGATTATGTATTTAATGTTGTTAAAGGGACTCAACAATTCACAGTGACTGAGCCTCTTGAAGTGATGGAAATTGGCACAGGCTATATGATGATTAAACGTGGTGTTTTTTCTGTTATGGAAACTGCATATCCACAATTGAGGTACAAACCAGACCATGTCGGTCAAGCACATTTTGATGGCAGTCGTTATATCCATGCATATTTTGATACGATTATTGACACATTAGATAGTGCAACTGGCGGTGGCTCTGACCGGTATCTTTCAGAGGATTATATGTTCTGTCAATTGTGGCGCAAAACTGGTGGGTCTATTTTTCTATGCCCATGGATGAAAACACAACATATTGGCACATATCCATTTTCTGGCAATCTATCTAAAATTGCAGAGTTAACTGGTAAATTGTAAATGAACTTGGTTAAAATGTCTCAAAATTCATCAACTGGTGGTCGTAAATTTGACGGCGATAAATTAGAATATGGATTAATTCCTCCATTAGCCCTGCAGGAAATGGTAAGAGTTTTAACTTTTGGATGCAAAAAATATGAAAGAGATAATTGGAAAAAAGTTCCTGAATCTAAACGAAGATATTTTGATGCATTAGAACGACACCTCTGGGCATGGAAAATGGGTGAACAACTAGACCCAGAATCTGGTATGCATCACTTAGCACATGCTATGTGTTGTTTATCATTTTTATTTGAGCATGATGTTAAGTATTCTCTTGACAAAGCTGAATAAATGTTGTATAATTAAATTTTTGAAAGTATATTATGAAATTGTCTAAAGACACACTAACGGTATTAAAAAACTTTGCGACTATCAATGATGGCATTATGTTTCGCAAAGGTAGTGTATTGCGTACTTGTGATGCACAAAAGCAAGTATTGGCTGAAACTACAATCGCAGAAACGATTGATGAAGATTTTGGTATCTATGACTTGAATAAATTTCTTGCAGTTCTAGGATTGCATGAAGATAATTCACAACTTCAAATTGATATGGCAACTAAATCGGCTATCATCAATGACACCACTGGTCGTAGTAAAATCACATATCGTATTTGTGATTCAGTTATGATTAAAAATGTATTAGACAAATCTGTTAAGATGCCAGAACCAGAGGTAACTTTCACACTGAAACAAGAAGACCTTGAATTTATTTTGCGTTCTGCATCTATTCTTGCTACTCCTCACATTGCAGTAACGTCTGATGGAAATAAAGTTTTTGTATCTGCTCTTGATGACAAAAATACATCTACACATACCAATCAACTTGAGGTTGGAAATGGTAATCAAAAGAAATATAAAATGGTGTTCAAGACTGAGAACATGAAAATGATTTCTGGTGTATATGAAGTTTCTATTTCATTTAAGGGTATTGCACATTTTAAAAATACTAAAAAACCATTACAGTATTGGATTGCTACAGAACTCGGCTCAACAAACGAAGGTTGATTTTTTGATTTTTTTATTATGGAGTTTTTATGCAACATTTATTGTGGACAGAATCACATCGTCCAAAAACAATTGAGGAGTGTATTTTACCTGAACGATTGAAAAAGCCGTTTCAGGAATATGTTAATACAAAGAAGATTCCACACTTGTTACTATCCGGTGGTGCAGGTGTAGGAAAAACGACAGTTGCGAAAGCAATGTGTAATCAGATTGATGCAGATTACATTATGATTAATGGTTCCGATGAATCAGGCATTGATGTTTTTCGCACTAAGATTAAGGACTTTGCATCGTCAATGTCCTTCACTGGCGGGCGTAAGGTTATTATCATTGATGAGGCTGATTACTTAAATCCAAACTCAACACAACCCGCATTGCGTAATGCAATGGAAGAGTTTGCATCAAACTGTTCTTTTATTTTTACTTGCAATTTTAAAAATCGTATCATTGACCCATTACATAGCCGCTGTGCTGTGGTTGACTTTACTCTGAGAAATGAAGACAAGACAAAAATGGCGACTCAGTTTTTCAAGCGAATTCAATTAATATTACAAAGTGAAAAAGTTGAGTATGAAGATATGGTAATCGCTGAATTAATCAAAAAACATTTTCCCGACTTTCGGCGAATACTAAATGAGTTACAGCGATACTCACAATTTGGTAAGATTGATGTGGGCATTCTTACTCACATAGGTGAGGTATCAATTGCAGAAATCATTAAGCACCTAAAGAACAAAGATTTTGGTGCAATTCGTAAGTGGGTTGCTACTGCTGATTTTGATGCAGCAACGCTGTATCGTAAACTGTATGATAATCTCTATGATGTATTACAACCTCAGAGCATACCTCAAGCAGTTATCATTCTAGCAGATTATCAGTATAAGCAAGCATTTGTTGCCGATGTTGAAATCAATACTGTCGCATGTCTAACAGAAATTATGGTAAGTGTAGAGTTCAAATGAAAGATTATGAAGTACATCCTATTGGAACATCTACTGAGATTAAATACTCAAGGGAGTTAGTTGATGCAATTGAACAGATTACACA